CGCGCCGCGCGCCCGTGCTGGCCGCCGCGAGCCCGTGAAGGAGTGGGAGTTCCGCTTCCGCGCCACCAAGGCCCAGGCGACCATGATCGCCGAGTACGCCAAGTCGCTCGGCGTCGTGAGCGATGGCGTGAAGGGGGTGGCCTAGCATGGGCGCGGCCGAGAAGATCGCCATGGCCCAATGGCAGGAGCGCGGCCTCGCGAGGCTGCGCGAGCCGTTCCCCGAGGAGGACATCGAGCTTCGCCCCGTCTACGTCGGCCCCTACGACTTCAACAGCGATGGGCGGCGCTTCGTGCCGGCATCGGCCGTGCAGAAGTGCCCGCGCTGCGGCAAGACCCACGCGCTGCCGGCGCGCCATCTGAAGTACGTCGGACACGCCCGCGTGACCGAGCGCCTGAACGAGGTAGACCCCGCCTGGGGATGGCGGCCCATGGCCGTTACGGCCTCCGGCGAGCCGGTGACCCACGGCGGGCTGTGGATATACCTCACCGTGTGCGGCGTGGAGCGCATCGGATTCGGCGACGCGGGCGGCAAGGACGGCCCGGACGCCGTCAAGGAGATGATCGGCGACGCCATCCGAAACGCCGCCATGCGCTTCGGCTGCGGGCTGGCCATGTGGATGGACGAGGACGACGAGGTGACCTGGCCGCCCGACGGCGAGGACGGGCGGCCCGCGTTCAAGCCGCACCTCCCCGCGCGGGCCACCAAGGCCCAGCGGAGGCTCGCCGAGGCCATCGAGGCCCGCCACACCCTCGGGCTCTACGACGGGAACGAGCTGGCCGAGGCCATCCTCGCCGAGTTCGCCGAGCCGTACTACCGCATGAATGAGATGCAGGTGGAGGGGGCCATGGAGTTCCTGGACGAGGCGTTCCCTGTGCCGCCCCAGCCCTGCGAGGGGCAGGAACCGCTGTTAGGCGACGACGTCGAGGTGATTCCCGTTTGAGCGCGAACGTCATGTCGCGCCTGTCCGCCCACAACATGAGGGGCGCAGACCACCTTCCCGGGTGGTGTTCCGTGTGCGGCCGCCCGCACCCGGAGCGCCACCATGTGGTGTCCCGCTCGCTCGGCGGCTCATCCGGCCCCGTGGTGCACCTGTGCGGGCGCGGGAACGCGCTCTTCGACGCCGACGGGCGTCTGCTGCACCACGGGGCGGCCGAGTGCCACCGGCTGCACCTGTGGTGGGCCGACGGAGAGGACGCCGACATCGCCCCCGCCGTGCGCGGGTGGCAGAGCGCCTTCTGGGCGTACCTCATCACCGATTTCCAGATAGACACATGGGACGCCCTCCGGCTGCCGGGGTGGCGTCCTTTTCCCTGAGAAAGGAGGTGGCGAGTTGATCGTCACCGTAGCCAAAAGCGAGCTTGCGCGCCTCATCGAGCGCCCTTGCAAGCTCGCGTCGAAGCAGAAGGAGTCGTACCTCGCCTGCGTAAAGCTGTCCGTGTCAGATTTCGGGCCGCTCGTAGCCGAGGCGACCGACCTTAACGACTCCGTCCGATCCGTGTGCGGAGCGTCCATGGCCACCGAGGACGGCGAGGTGCTCGTGAGCGCCCGTATCCTCTCCAAGGTCGTCAAGGCGATGCCGGAGCAGCCCGTCGAGCTGTCCGGAGACGGGGACGGCCTGAGGCTGTCCTGCGGGAGGTCGTCGTTCGACGTGCCGGCCATCGACCCCGCCGAGTTCCCCGGCCTGATCGGGCGCGGCGACGTGGTGTCCGTCGACATCGAGACGGCGACCCTCGCAGCTCTCGCGGCGCGCACCACCTACGCCGCGAAGAAGGAGAAGGAGGAGACGGTGAGCAAGAAGCCCATCATGGGGTGCGTCAACCTCAAGTGCGCCGGCGGCACCGTTACCGCGACGGCCACCGACTCCTACCGCGTCGCCCGCACGAGCTGCGCCGCTCCCGACGCCCCCGACTTCGAGGTGAACGTTCCGGTTCGAATGGTCTCCGACTTCGCCAAGTCGTCGTGCGGAACCGTCACGCTCTTCTCGTCGGACACCACCGTGGGGCTAGCGAGCGACGAGGACGAGGTGGTCGGACGCGCCTTTGCCGGCAAGTTCCCCGACGTCGACCGCGTTATCGCCATGAAGCCTGAGCACCGCGCCGAGTTCGGGCGCGGCTACCTCCTGGAGGCACTCAAGCGCGCGGCCGTCATCGACGGCGCGAATAACCCCGTGGTTCTCGCTCTTGACGACGCCGGGATAAACGTGAGCCGCAAATCGGACGTCGAGTCCATGAGCGAGCTGGTGGACGCCAAGGTGGACGCGCCGGTCGTCGTCGCGCTCAACGCTGCCTACGCCGTCGATGCCGTGTCGGCGATCCCGTCGGCCGAGGTCGTGATGGAGCTTCAGGATCCCAACCGTCTCGTCAAGTTCTCCGGTGGCGGCTGTGAGGCATACGTCATGCCCGTCCGTCTGTTGCGAGGGTAGGCCGTGGCGACCATCGAAGTCCCGGCGCACCTGGTGCGCGACCAGATCCGCGCCCTGCGCTACGCCTTCCAGGAGGCGTGCCGCATGGCGAACGAGGCCGTGCGCCAGAGGGACTACTACCGGGAGCGCGCGATCCGCGCCGAGTGCGCGCTCATGGAGGCCACGGGAGGCTGCCCCGACGCGGCGGCCGACCCGTGTCCCAAGCCGTTCGGCCTCCGCTGCCAGACGTGCGCGGAGGCCATGGATAAGGAGGCGAGGTACCTTTGATCAACTTGAGAAACCCCGGCCAGTTCCTGGCCGCGCTCGCGTTCGGCCTCGTGGTCGCGGGGCTCTGCTGCGTCGCCGGCGGCATCGGGATCATCTTCGGGGAGGGCTCGGGATACATTGCCACGGGCGTCGTGCTTGCGGCCGCCGGCGCGTCCGTCGGCGTCGCGTGTAAGAGGCTCTACCGCGAGATGGGGGGTGGCGGCGATGGAGAGGGGGAATAGTATCGAGGGATACTACGACTTCCTGGCCGCCAAGGCCGTCGAGTCGCCGGACGCCGGGTTCGACCCCGGCGACGACGTGAGCGACGTGCTGTTCCCGCACCAGCGCGACATCGTGCGTTGGTGCCTGCGCGGCGGGCGGCGCGCCATCTTCGCCGCCTTCGGCCTCGGCAAGTCGCTCATGCAGTTGGAGATCATGCGGCTCGTGCTCGCCCGCGAGGGAGGCCGCGCGCTCATCGTGTGCCCGCTCGGCGTGCGCCAGGAGTTCGTGCGCGACGGGCGGCTTCTGGGTCTCGCGCCCAAGTTTGTGCGCACCGACGACGAGGTGGAGGGCGACGGGCTGTACCTGACCAACTACGAGAGCGTGCGCGACGGGAGGCTCGACGTGTCGGGCTTTGTCGCCGCGAGCCTGGACGAGGCGAGCGTGCTGCGCTCCTACGGCTCCAAGACCTACCAGACGTTTTTGGAGCTGTTCGCGGGCGTGCCCTACCGCTTCGTCGCCACCGCCACGCCGTCGCCCAACCGCTACAAGGAGCTCATCCACTACGCCGGCTACCTGGGCGTCATGGACACGGGCCAGGCCCTCACGCGCTTCTTCCAGCGCGACTCCACCAAGGCGAACAACCTGACCCTCTACCCGCACAAGGAGCGCGAGTTCTGGCTGTGGCTGTCAACCTGGGCCGTGTTCGTGCAGAGGCCGAGCGATCTGGGCTACTCCGATGAGGGGTACGACCTCCCGGAGATCGAGGTGGTCTGGCACCGCGTGGCCGCGCCGGATGACGCAGACCTGCCCTGCGACCGCGACGGACAAGTTCGCCTCGTTCGCGACTCTGCCATGTCTCTCTCGGAGGCCGCCGAAATCAAGCGCGACACCATGGGCGAGCGCATCGCCAAGGCCGCCGAGATCGTGGCCGCCTCGCCGGAGGACAGCTTCATCCTGTGGCACGACCTGGAGGACGAGCGCCGCGAGATCAAGCGCCAGATACCCGAGGCCGTGGAGGTCTACGGCTCGCAGGATCTCGACGAGCGGGAGGCCCGCGTGGTCGGCTTCTCGGACGGCGAGTTCCGGCTGCTGGCCACCAAGCCCATCCTCTCGGGGTCGGGCTGCAACTTCCAGCGCCACTGCCACCGCGAGATCTTCTGCGGCGTGGGCTTCAAGTTCAACGACTTCATACAGGCCATCCACCGCGTGCAGCGCTTCCAGCAGAAAAGCCCCGTGCGCATCGACATCATCTACGCCGAGGGCGAGGATGGCGTGGTGGACGTGCTGCGGGAGAAGTGGCGAGCCCACGACGATCTGACCGCGCGCATGGCCGAGATCATCCGCGAGTACGGGCTGTCCGACACCGCCGCCGCCGACGCCATGCGCCGCTCCATCGGCTGCGAGAGGCGCGAGGAGTCGGGCGACGGGTGGCGCGTGGTGAACAACGACACCGTGGAGGAGACGGCCGCCATGGCCTCCGACTCGGTAGACCTCATCGTGACGAGCATCCCCTTCGCCAACCACTACGAGTACACGCCGAGCTACAACGACTTCGGGCACACCTCCGGAAACGGCGAGTTCTTCGCCCAGATGGACTACCTCACCCCCGAGCTTCTGCGCGTGCTGCGCCCCGGGCGAATCTACGCGTGCCACGTCAAGGACAGGATCCTGTTCGGCAACGTGACCGGGGCCGGAATCCCCACGGTAGACCCGTTCCACGCGCTCGTGATCGAGCACACGATGGGCCACGGCTTCGACTTCATCGGCATGATTACCGTGGTCACCGACGTCGTGCGCGAGAACAACCAGACCTACCGGCTGGGGTGGACGGAGCAGTGCAAGGACGGCACGAAGATGGGCGTCGGCTGCCCCGAGTACGTGCTTTTGTTCCACAAGCCACAGACCGACCGCACGCGCGGCTACGCCGACGTGCCCGTGGCCAAGGGCAAGGACGAGTACTCCCGCGCCCGCTGGCAGACCGACGCCCACGCCTTCTGGCGATCCTCCGGCGACCGCCTGCTGACGCCGGACGAGGTGGCCGCGATGGACATCTCGGAGGTGTGCCGCGCGTTCTCCAAGCGCTCGTCGGAGACGGTCTACGACTACCGCGAGCACGTGGCGCTCGCCGAGGAGATGGACGGCGCGAAGAGGCTCCCGGCCACGTTCATGGCGCTCGCGCCGTCCTCGTGGGCACCGGACGTGTGGACGGACGTGAACCGTATGCTCACGCTGAACACCCAGCAGTCGCGCAAGCGGCAGCAGATGCACGTGTGCCCGCTGCAGTTCGACATCGTGGACAGGCTCATAGAGCGCTACAGCAACCCCGGAGAGCTGGTGTTCGACCCGTTCGGCGGCCTGTTCACCGTGCCGCTGCGGGCGCTTCTGGCGGGCCGTCGCGGCACCGCGACCGAGCTTAACCCTGGGTATTTCGACGATGGGGTTGCGTACCTGCGCGCCCGCGACCGGGAGATGGCCGCGCCGTCGCTGTTCGACGTCGAGGAGGTGGCGTGATGGGCGGCGACTTCGAGGACGAGACCGTCGAGGGCCTGTGCGATTGGGCCAACGGCCTCGGGCTGTGCGAGTTCGAGATCATCGAGCGGCACGGGGACAGGATCGTCGCCGCCGTCGGCGACCGCGTTGAGATAACCATGGGCCTCGGCGGCAGGTTCGCCGATTGCGTCGTCGGCCACGAGGGCAACGCCATCGTCTACTACGACGCCTATGACAACCGCAAGGGCAACTGCAGCGGATGGGGCATGGGAACCGACAGCCGCGACAAGCTGGCGCGCGCCCTTGAGCGCGACGTGGAGCGCCTGGGCCTCTACAACGGCCAGATGCGCCTCTTCTAGGGGGTCGGTGCCGATATGATCCTGTTCAGGCCCTACGACGTGCCAGACGGCCCCCTGGAGCCGCCGGACGAGGCCGTGCCGCGCCGATGGTGCGACCGATGCGCCCATTGGGCCGAGTGCCCCTGCGGCTGCGGGTGGGGATGGTGCTCCTACGCCGACGAGTTCACGCGCCCCGACTATTCGGACGAGTGCGGGGACTTCGACGGCGTGCCGCCGGATCCTCCCGACCCGCCAGACCCCGACGACCGATGACAGAGGCGATCAGAGAGGAGGTGCGCATGGCCGGAGATGCCGGCGCGTACGACGAGGGCGGCGTCTTCTCGGGGCCGCCCCCGTTCTGGAAGATGAGGCCCGAGACGATGGGCATCCTGGCCGGCGCGCTCCTCATGGAGCGGCGAGACGCGCTGTGGCCGAGGCTGCTCGGCCCCATGTGCAGCATCGTCCGAGACGCCGGGGCGCTGCCCGAGAAGGAGGCCCTGTGGCTGTGGGACTGGATGAAGTCTACCGGGCGCGCAACCGTGCCCTTCGACGACTTCCAGTGCGTGCAGCTATCGCGCGGCTGGGCGGCGGGGCTGCTCGACGGGCGCGACGAGACCGCGAATAGGGCCATCTCCGGACTTGTGGAGATAGGGCTGCTGACGCCCGTCCATCGCGGGGTGAAGGGCCACGCGAGCCTCTACGTCGTCAACCCGCCCCCGCCGATACCCCCACTTTAACCCCGGGCAACCGTGGGGGAAACGCGCGTTCGAACGTCTGGAAATAACCCCACAGTTACTTAAAGGATCGTGGGGGTATTCCGACGGGCAGCGCGCGAATAGCCCCACAGTCAATAGGGGTAAGTGTGGGGGCAAATACCCCCACAGTCTGGGGCCATAACCCCACAGTAGGCCAAAAATACCCCCACAGTCGGGCCGAAATACCCCCACAGTTAGCCAAGGTTTCCCCAGGGAAATCGAACATAAGCATAGATAAGCATAGATAAGCAGAGCTAGAAGAGAGGAAGACCCGCAGTGAAGTGGGAGAGGCGGCAAGTCTGCCGAGTCGCCCTCTCTCGCGGCACGCCCGCGCGGGGCCTCTCGGAAAGGACTGGACATGAGAGTCAAGGCGATCTACACCGTCGGCTATCCGGGAGTGAGCGAGCCGATAGCCGCGTTCGACAGCTACGAGGAGGCGGCCGTGATGGCCTCCCGCGTCTTCTCGGACGACCCGGCGGCCCGCGTCAAGGCGGTGCCGTTCTACGGGTGCCTCCCCATGGACGATTTCGAGAGGGCGTCCGCGAAGGTCGCGGAACCGCTCGGGGCGGCGATCATCGAAGCACGCGGAAAGCCGCCCCTCGCCGCCGCTGCGGCCCCAAGTCGCGAAGAGACGGCCACGGACTAGCGAACGGAATGAACGGGGCCTCAAATCGCCCCAGAATCGAGGAAAGAACATGGAACAGAAAGACCCCAAGGACATGACCGCACCGGAGCTGCTGCGGTGGTCGGCAGAGGCCGAGCGCGACGAGTGGAAGAACACCAGTCCGTACGCGAAGTTCATCTGTGCCATCAGCGGAAAGGGCTACGCCGACACGCCCTACAATGAAGACAGGAACATCATCCGCAGCTTCGCCGACAAGATCGACGCCGAGCTGGCCCAGGCCCGCGAGCTCTCCCTGCTCCGTGGAGCCGAGCTGTGGGCCAAGGCCAACGGCTGGCCCGACTTCCGCGAAGGGGAGGACTTCGGCGCGTGGCTCGACCGCTGCGCGCTCAAGCTGCCTTGCGACACGGACGGCGAGCCTTGGAGCATAGGTGACCGGGTGGTGCCCGGAAACCGTTGCGAATCGACAGTTACGGGCTATGCATTCGATGGTAACGAGTGGTTCCTTGAATTCCGATGGTGCGGAATCGACAGCTACGCCAACGAGTTTGCGACATCTTGCAAGCGCCCCGCCCCTGATGTGCTGCTAGGCGACGGCGAGCCGGTCTCCAAAGGCGAGACGGTGTACGTCATCGAGAGCGGGATCGGGCGCACCGTTTCTGCCGTCGGTACGCAGCTCTGCGAGGGGATGGACGGTTGGGACGGCTCCCCATGGGTCATGTTCGACAACGGCTCGTGGATGCACGCCCGCGACCTCACCCACACCCCTCCCGACACCCAGGAGCGCATCGACGAGGACGCCCGAAAGAGCATGATCGAGTATTGGAGGTGCTCCTGCATCGAATGCGACAATTGTCCGTCGGTGATCGACGGAAAGAAACCGAACGAGTTCTATGGAACAGGGTCATCGTTCGCAGGCTGCTCCGCTGCCATGATGCTCGACCTGCTGCGCCGCCAGCGCGAGCTGGACAAGCGGACGGGAGGCGCGGAATGATCCCGAAGAACGTGACCATGAAGAGCTGCGTCGGAAAGCGCGCCGTTGCCGACTGTGACATCGCGAACCACTACGGGGTGATAACCAAGGGGTCTGAGGTCGAGATAACCGGCTCGAACAGCTACGGCATGGAGATACGGACTCCCCCGTGCAAGTGCTGCGGAGTCAGCCTGCGGGTATCCCATGTCGGCAGGAATTCCCTGACCGTTTTGGAGGGATGCGAGTAGCCATGAGAGAGTACATCATCCAGGACATCCAAATAGCGCATCTCGAAGCCGGCGGCTCCAGGAAGCTGCTCAAGATGTCGGAGTTGGTGCGCTGCGCCGACTGCGCCAATCTCGCCGTGGGCGACGACGGCTCGCGGTGGTGCTCGCACTGGGACAAGAAAGTTCCCATGTACGGCTTTTGCCACTTGGGAGAAAGGAGCAACGATGAGCAATGAGGAGAATGAGGCAAACAAGGACGACGCGAAGAACGCAGGCTGCGTCGGTTTGGTGCTGATCGCGTCGTCGTTCGTCATCGCGAGCATCGCGGTTGGTTTGTTCCTCGGTGCCGGATTCGGCGTCGCGGCATTCGCGGCCTCCGTGCTCTTCTGGGGCGCTTTCCTCGTTTGCGCCGCGCGCAAGGACATCAGGGAGCAGGCAAGCAGCGCTAAGGTGGTTACGTCCGATGAGTAGAATCGCGCTCTGCTCGGCTGCGCTCGTGTTCGGGTTTCTGCTGCTCGTGTGCATCGACGAGGCGGGAAGGATAGACAAGCGATGAAGGAGGACAAGCGGAAGGTGTCTGCTGCTGCGGTGCCGATTCCCGGAGAGCTTATCGACAGCTTCAACGAGATGCTCAAATGTGTTTCCGATGCGCTCCCGAAGGATGTGCCGCAAGGCCGCCAGAGGTTCGCGGCCTGTCGCCGTGGAAAACTGCCGAGAGCGCCACGGAAGATGCGCTGACGCGCTATAATCGACGAACCTTGAAAACCGAATAGTGGAAGGACTGGCACATGGCCGACGTTAACGCGCGCTGCGCCCAAGAGATCCTGGAAGGCTACGGCATCGCCTGCGACGAGCTGGAGAGCCTGACCGAGGAGCACGACCGAATCATCAGCGCGCTCTACTCGATCACCTCCGACCCCTCGGCATCGGGTGGAGGATCCTCGGCCGACAAGCTGGGCGGCGGCGTGGCCAAGCTCGTAGACCTCTGCAACAGGATCGACGGGGAGATCAAGCGCTACATCTCCGCGAGGGACGAGGCGCGCTCTCTCGTGAGGGCCGTTATGCATCGGAGCATCCAGCACGGCCAGTGCCTCCACTATCGGTACATCGACAGGGACAGACCCACCGTCGCCGCCTACCGCATGGGATACTCCGACAGGAACTACCGGCGCGTGCACATCCGCGCCATGGAGATCGCACAGGAGATCGTCAGCAGGGAAACCGCACGGTAAAGTTGTCCGCAAATGTCCGCTAAACCTGTGTTATGGTGTAGCCAGTCAAAAACGCGGAAGGGGAGAGGCCCCGTCCGCAAGAGAGAGAATCAACCGAAGGGACGTCGAGCGGCGTCCCTTTTTTCATGCCCTGAAACGGAGCGAGCCATGAGGGTGCCCAAAGACCGCTCCCTCTCATCGTGGATAAGGGAGCTTGCCAAAGAGGGGAAGCTGTACCGCTTCTACAAGACCGACGAATGGAGGAGCCTCCGCGCCGCCGTCATGGCCGACGCCCACGGGGAGTGCGAGTGGTGCCGCGAGAAGGCGGGGCCGCCCGTGCGCGCGACGTGCGTCCACCACGTTAACGAGGTCAAGGATCGCCCGGAGCTGGCGCTGTCCCGCTACTGCACCGACGCCGAGGGGAATATGCAGAGGAACCTGTGGGCCATATGCGAGGCGTGCCACAACAGGGCCCACGGGAGATTCCAGGGGCCGAGGAAGAAGAGAGGCGATGAGAGGCCGCTGACGGACGAGAGATGGTGAATGCGGCATCTTTGCCCACCTGATGCGAGATAGGCCCCCCAGCCCCCCTTGGGGGGTTTCTAAAGAACCTCTGGCAACGGGGGGAGATACCCGACAAGTTGGAAAATTTTCCTTTTTTGGCCGACTTTTGAGAGGAGGTGATGCCGTGGCCGGACGACAGAGACAGCCCGTGGAGGTCATCGCCGCGCGCGGAAAGACCCATCTGACGCGGGCGGATTACGACGAACGCAAGGCGTCGCAAGTCAACGTGCCCATCGACTTGCGCGACATCGAGCCTCCCGAGTACCTTTTCCAGTGGCCCGAGCGCGTGGCAGACTTCGACCGATACGCGAAGATGCTCTCCCAGCTCATGCCGGACAGCTTCGGGCAGCCCGATGCCGACCTTCTTGCGCGCTACGTTGTTTCAGAATCGCTCTACGAGTCGTTCACCGCAAAGCTCGTCGGTCTCTCGAAGCCAGAGGACATCAAGGCGGTTCAGATCGCCCAAGACCGCGCGTTCAAACAGGCCCACACCTGCGCCTCATCCCTGGGCCTCACCGTGACGTCGCGCTGCAAGCTCGTCGTGCCGGTCGCCGAGGACGATGGCGAGGACGAGGGCATCTGACCTAAGGCCGCGCAAGCGCAAGAGCATCGACTGCCCGCAGATAACCGAGTGGATGAGGCTGGTGGAATCCGGGGAGTTTCGCGCTTGCCGCGAGCAGCACCAACTCATGGCCTACGTGCGGCGCGTCTTCGCCACCGAGGATCTCATTATCGACTACGGGCGCATCGAGCGATACGAGAGCTTCCAGAAGTACTTCCCGTTCGATATGTTCCCGTGGGAGTGGTTCTGCCTGGTGCTGTTCCTCTGCGTTTTCAAGGCCGACGGAACTCCACGGTGGGACGAGGAGTTCATCTACATCGGGCGCGGCGCGGGTAAGAACGGCTTCGACGCCTTCGTTTCGTTCTGCGCCGTCACCAAGACCAACGGCGTCAAAGAGTACAACGTGGACATCTGCGCCAACTCCGAGGAGCAGGCGAAGACGTCATTCGATGATGTGTACAACGCGCTCGTCGCCAACGAGAAGAAGATGGCCCCGCTGTTCGACTGGAACCAGGAGGTCATCACCTGCAAGTCGACGAGATCCTACATCAAGTACCGCACCAACTCGCCGAAGAGCAAGGACGGCGGCCGTCCAGGAATGGTTATCTTCGACGAGGTTCACGCATACGAGAACTGGAAGAACATCAACGTGTTCACCACGGGCCTCGGAAAGAAGGATAACCCGCGAAGGCTCTACACGACGACCGACGGAGACGTCCGCGACGGCGTTCTTGACGCCCTCAAGGAGAAGGCGAGGAAGATCCTCTCGGGCGAGAAGCACGACAACGGCTTTCTGCCGTTCATCTGCAAGCTCGACCGGCCCGAGGAGGTGAACGATCCTCGAAACTGGGAGAAGGCCAACCCCTCCGTCAGGTACCGCGAATCGCTGCGGCGAGAGATCGCGAAGGAGTACGACGATTGGGCCGAGAACCCCGCCATCGCCACGGCTTTCATGACCAAGCGCATGAACTGCCCGGTAGCCGCAGAAGAGAGCCCCGTGGCGAAGTGGGAGGACATCTTGGCTACGAACCGCGATGTTCCGGAGCTGTACGGGTGGCCATGCATCTGCGGCATCGACTTCGCCAAGACAAACGATTTCGTGGCGGCCGTGCTGCTATTCCGCGACGGCGGGCAGTACTACGCCATATGCCATACGTGGGTGTGCCGCCAGTCGGCAGACCTCGGTCGCATCAAAGCACCACTTGACGAGTGGGAGGCCGCTGGCCTCCTCGAATTCGTTGACGACGTGGAGGTGTCGCCCTGGCTCGTGACCGACTGGATCATCGACCAGATGCGCCTCTACGACGTCATGAGGGTTTCCATCGACAGCTACCGCTTCTCGCTGCTCAAGCGCGAGCTTGAGGGCATCGGATTCGACGACAAGAAGCGGAAGAACATCAAGCTCGTGCGCCCCAGCGACATCATGCTCGTGCAGGTCAAGATCAACTCGCTCTTCCTGAACCAGTCGATAGCCTGGGGCGACAACCCGCTCATGCGCTGGTACACGAACAACGCGAAGCTGGTTCCTGCCGCGCACGGCAACTTCACCTACGGGAAGATCGAGGAGAAATCGAGAAAGACGGACGGTTTCATGGCCTTCGTGGCGGCCATGACCCAGGAAGGAGAGCTGCCCGAATGCAACGAGATCGAGTTCATCGAGCCTTTGGTGGTTTAGGAGGTGGTGCCTAGTGAATGTTCTGGAATTCCTCGACCTCCGCGTCAAGACCGACGAGATCAGGCCCGCCGACGGCGCGAGCCTCGGGGACGACGCCGCCATGCTGTACTTCAAGGCGGCCGCCACCGACACCGCCATCGGGTACGTGGCAGATTCCATCGCGAGCTGCGAGATGCGCGTGATGGTCGAGGGCGAGACGAAGCGCGGCGACCTCTACCGGAAGCTCAACCTGCGCCCCAACCCCGTCATGAGCGCCTACCAGCTCAAGGTCGGCATGATCTACCGGCTCATGACCATGGGCGAGGCCCTGATCGTCCCCGTCGGGAACGGCCTGTACCTCGCCGACGGATTCAACAAGACCGACATCGACTTCGGGCGCGCGACGTTCGAGAACGTGAACGTGAGCGGGTTCCAGATCCGCCGCCGCTACGGCCCGGGCGAGGCCATCTACCTCACCTTCGGGAACCAGCGCGTGAAGCGCCTCGTTGACGGTATGTTCGAGTCCTACGCCAAGATGATGGGATCGGCCGTGGCCGGGTACCAGGCAGGGGCGGGGACGAAGTGGAAGCTGACCGTCGAGCAGGGAGGATCGGGAGACCGTCGATTCAACAAGGCGGCCGAGCAGCAGCGAAACGACCCACGCGAGATGCTGCAGACGTTCATCCGCGGGGCCAACGCCGTCTACTTCGAGACGCGCGGCCAGGAGCTGAAGGAGATCGACGTGAAGGGATGCCCCTCCGACGACCTCATCAAGATCCGCAAGGACGCCTTCGAGCTGGTGGCCAGCATCTACAAGATCCCCCAGTCGATGCTGTTCGGCAACATGACGAACCTCGACGAGATCACGCGAGTTTTCCTCACGTTCACCGTGAAGCCCCTCGCCAAGCAGATCTCGGAGGAGCTTACCTCCAAGCTCTTCGACCCCCTCGACTGGTACCGGGGGAGCGAGGTCGTGGTGGACACGTCCCGCATCAAGTACATCGACATATTCGACAGCGCCCCGTCGGTGCAGCAACTGCTCGGGGCCGGCTACTCCATGGACGAGCTGCGCGAGTACCTCAACCAGCCGACCATCGGAACGGAAGAGTCCCAGCAGCACCTCATCACCCGCAACTTCGGGCCCATCGACGAGGTGCTGCGCGAAGTCATCCAGAAAGGGGGTGAGAAATGAAACGGTACTTCTCTCTCTCGAAGGAGGGCCGAAAGGCCCGCCTGGACATCTACGGGAACATCACGTCTCAGCCGTGGCTCGACAGCGACATGAGCGCCAAGATCCTCTCCACCCAGCTAGAGGAGCTGGGGGACGTGGACGAGATCGAGGTGCACATCAACAGCTACGGCGGCGAGGTGGCCGAGGGCCTCGCGATCTACAACGCCCTGCGCGGCCACGCCGCCCGCGTCAAGACCGTCTGCGACGGGCTGGCGTGCTCCATCGCGTCGGTCATCTTCATGGCAGGCGACGAGCGCGTGATGCACGACGCATCGCTGCTCATGATCCACAACGCGTGGTCTTACGGCGAGGGAAACGCCGCCGAGCTTCGCAAGCAGGCCGACGACCTCGACGTCATCACCGAGGCGTCGAAGGCCGCCTACCTCTCGCGCGTCTCCATCGACGCCGATGAGCTTACGGCCCTCATGGACGCCGAGACGTGGATAGCACCGGGACGCGCCGTGGAGATGGGGTTCGCCACCGCCACGGAGAGGTTCGAGGACGCGCCCGGCCCCTCGCAGTGCGCGCTGCGCTCCCTCGTGGCGCTGGCGGCCGCCAAGGAGGCCGACCCGGAAGACCCCGACGATCCGGAAGATCCGGAAGATCCGGAAGTCACCGACGACGGGGACGACGAGGAAAAGCCCAACGAGGCGCTCCAGCGACTGGGGCGCTTTTTTAATGCCATCAAACAGTAGAAGGGAAACCAAATGACCATCAAGTTCGCCAACATGGAGGCCTGCGAGCACCTGGCCGAGGCTATGCTCTCTGAGACCGCAGACCCTAACGCGCTGGCGCTCGCCTGGGCCGGCTACTCCGAGTCCATCGCCAACGAGCTGCGCGCCGAGTTCGAGCAGTACGGCCCCAACATCGACGCCGCCGCCATGGAGTCGCGCGGATACCGCGTGCTGACCGCCAAGGAGAAGGCGTGGTACGAGAAGGTCTCCCAGGCCCTGCGCGACGCCAAGACCGAGCAGGCGTTCATCGACATCATCGGCACCAACGACCAGGACACCCTGATGCCGCCGACCATCATCCAGGACGTCTTCTCGGACATCCAGAAGGAGAGCAAGCTGCTCGCCAAGGTCGGATCGCAGTACGTCGGCTACGCCACCAAGTTCATCATGAACGATGCCTCGATCCAGATGGGCGCGTGGGGCAAGGTCACCGACGCCATTACCAAGGAGATCGAGGGCGCTATCAAGGTTATCTCCATGGAGCAGAGCCGCTACACCGCCTTCTGCATCATCCCGCTCGACGTTCTGGACATGGGGCCGGAGTTCGTTGACGCTTTCATTCGCGCCCTCATGGCCGAGTCCATGCTCTACGGTCTCGAGCAGGCCGTCGTCAACGGCTCGGGCGTCAAGATGCCCATTGGCATGATGCGCGACCCGGAGGGCTCGTTCAACCAGACGACGGGCTACCCCGCAAAGACCGCCGTCAAGGTCACGTCCTTCGCCCCTGCCGAGTACGGCGAGCTTCTGGCGGATCTCGCCGAGACCCCGACGGGCCGCCAGCGAGTATTCGACGAGGTGATCCTGGTGACCAACATGAGCGACTACCTCACCAAGGTCATGCCGGCAACCACCGTCCAGTCAACCATGGGCGGCTACGTGTCCAACGTGTTCCCGTTCCCGACCGACCCCATCCCCTGCGCGGCCGTGCCGACCGGCAAGGCCGTCCTTGGAATCCCGAAGCTCTACAAGCTCGGCATCGGAGGCTCCCGCAACGGCATCGAGTACGACGACTCCTTCAAGTTCCTCGACGACTGCCGCACCTTCAAGGCGATCCAGCACGCAGCCGGACGCCCCTACGACGATGCCAGCTTCATCGTGCTCGACATCTCCGACCTCGATCCGGCCTACCTCACCGTCCGCAACATCGGCGAGCTTCCCGGCGGCGTCGCGGTCTCCGGCGAGGTGACCACCAAGGCCGCCGCAGAGACGCCGAGCGTGTAGGCCATGGCCGCCGACGAGATCCCGGCGGTGGAGTGCGCGCTTTTCCAGCAGGTGATGCGCAAGCTTAAGATCACGTGGGACGACGACGAGACGACGCACCGCGTGCGCGACGAACTCATTCCCAACGCCGAGGCGGCCCTGCGCGACCGCCTCGGCATCCCCGACTCGGCCGGCTTCTCGTTTCTGGTGCCCGGTGCCGAGAACATCCTGCTGGAGAACCACTGCTGGTACGCCTACTACGACGCGCTGGAGGAGTTCTACGAGGCCTATTTCGACCTCATCGAGGAGTGCCGCCGCAAGTGGGAGGTGATTCAGTATGCCCTTGAGAAGGAAGCGGAAGGCGCAGACGCTCGCTGACGGGGTGGCGGACATCTACCGCGAGCGATCCGACCGTAAAACGCCCTTCGGGGCGGCCATCGCGCCCAAGAGCGCCGAAGACATGGACTTCATCGCACGGCTCCACTTCTCGCGCGAGTCGAAGCGCGAGCGGGACATCGAGTTCGCCGACAAGGTGGGCTTCACGCTCTCGCAGAAGATCAAGTGCCACCGCGTTCCCGGCATCGGGAGCGGATGCCGCGCGGTCATCGACGGCGCGCTGTACAAGGTCGCCTACGCCGACGAGGACGGCCCGTTCGTGTACCTGTTCCTCGACGGCGGCTCTCCCTTGGGGGAGGTGGCCGGCGATGGAGCCGATTCTTGAGGCCATCAGCGACGCCCTGGAGAAGTCGGGCGAGGAGCGCGTGTTCTACGGCATCGCCATAGGCCTCGATTCGAGGCGCGCCGAGCCGTGGAACTTCACCGTGTACTCGCGGGAGTCCATCGACCCGAGCGCCAACAAGACGGGGCGCACGCGCCGCTACACCGTGGCCGTGACCCGCGAGTGCTACCTGCCCGAGGATGTGCTTCAGCGCGTGGTGGACGCGCTGGACGCCATCCCGGGGGCGCGCATCGACGGAATCTCCTACGAGTACGCGATCAACCCCGGCACGGGAAACCCCGTGGAGCAGGCCATCGTAACCGTCGCGAAGGCAGAGAAGCGATGAGCGGGTTTGCGCTGGACGTCGATTCAGTGCGCGACCTCGAAGTTCGCGTGCGGGCCTACGGCGATGGAGCGGAGGACGTCGTTAACGGCGTCATCCACGAAGAGGTCGGCCCCCTCATCTACGAGCGCATCAACCCGCTCATCCACCCGTCGGGACGCCGCTTCAAGGGCCACACGGCGTCCGCTTCGAAATCGAAGTGGCCCGTCTACCGCACGAACGAGAACCTGGCCGTGACCGTCACGACGACGGCCAAGTTCCGATACCTCTACTTCCCCGACGACGGGGAGAAGACGAGAAACCACGCCGGAGGCCAGCACTTCATGCTGCGGGGCGCGCAGGCCGCCGCCCCGACGATCATGGAGCGCTGCGTCGCCGCGCTGACAAGAGAATGGGAGCAGTAAATGACTGCAAAGGCAATCGCTGAGACGGTGTTCTCCGAGTACGAGGTGCGCCGCCTCCACATGATCTTCCGCGCGCTCTCCGAGACGGAGCAGCCCGAGATCGGCACCATCAAGTGCATCGGCTCCATGGAGGAGGCGAGCGAGGTAACCAAGACCATCAAGAAGTGCCGTGGCGTTGTCTGCAAGACGGTGACGCGCGGCAACGGCACGGGAACCATCAAGCTCACCGTCCATATGCCATGGGCGCTCTATGTCCGATACAACGCGCTCGATGCCGACAAGGATCTCATCGAGGGCGTCAACGCCTACGGTCGCAAGTCGATCCACCCCGAGTTCTGCATGACCGCCGACGTGTTCGACGAGGACGACGTGGAGAAGTACAAGGCCTGGCCCCGCTGCAACGCCACCAGCGGCCCTGCGCGCAAGATCGAGAACGGCGCGGAGGAGGTCGCCGAGATCGATCTGGAGGTGGCATTCATGCCCGACGAATACGACAACGGAATGTACGAGGCCCTGGCCTCTGATCTCAAGGACGAGACGGTGAAATCGAGCTGGCTCAAGGCGTTCGACCCGTCCATGGTGCACGTTACGGAGGCTTAATTATGACTACCACGAAGAAGACCGCTGCCAACAAGGCCGTGACCGACAAGACCGACGAGCAGAAGCCGGCACCCGCCCCTGCGGAGCAGACCGTGGAACAGCCCGCGCCTGTGGAACCCGATAACGACGGCAAGGTGGAGGTCATCTGCCTCCGCGAGTTCAACGACCTGGCCGAGGACGCCCGCCGCCACATCGGCGACCGCTTCCGCGTAACTCCCGAGCGCGCGGCCGAGATCATCGCAAAGCACACGCCGGAACTCATCGCGGTGATCGGCGGCGGCGATGAGTAAGAACGCGAAGAAGCCGGCGCTCAACTCGCGCCGCAAGCTGGAGCTTATCGACGGCTCCACGGTGCCCCTCACCCTCAACCACGCGCTGCTCTACCAGATCCGAGCCGAGCGCAAGGACGCCTACGACAAGTTCAACGACTTCATCATCGGCGGCGTCAAGGACTACTTCAAGCTGGTTGACGTTCTCTACGTCGCCTACCTCTGCGGCTACCTGGAGGAGCACGGCGACACCGACGGGGCCATGAGCGACATCGACTTCATGCTCGCGCTCCCCGAGGACGCCAACGTCGTCGCCGAGGAGGCGCAGTGGCTCACGGCCCCAAAAAAGATGAGGGATTCCGTGGCCCCTTCCGAAAGCGGACAGAACAGCTAGAGAGGCGCATCGAGCCTCCGAAGATCAAGGTACCCAAGCACGAGGTACGGGACATCGAAGACCGGTACGTGTCCCTCGTGCTCATCGGCGGCGTGCCGGAGGACATCTTCTGGCACGCCGACCTGTCGTTTCTCCTCACCGTCGCCGAGAGCAACGCCGTCTACCGGCGTTGGCTCAAGTGCGAGGAGCAGTACCAGATGGAAAGGGAAAGGAGGTGACCTATGGCCAAGAAGGACGAGGCCAAGATCAAGTTCAGCGCAGATACCAAGGAATTCAGCGCGGCCATCAAGCAGGCCGGCGACACCATGTACGCCCTTCGCGGCGAGCTGAAGCTTAACGAGGCCCAGATGGCCAACACCGGGCAGAGCGTCGAGGGCCTCGCCAAGAAGCACGACCTGCTCGTGCAGCAGGACGCGGCCCTCTCGCAGAAGATCGAGGCCCTGAACGGAAAGCTGGAGAAGGCCCGCGAGATCTGGGGGGAGAACTCCCAGGAGGCGCAGCGCTACGCCAACCAGATCACCGCCGCCCGCACCGCCCAGGAGCGGGTGCGCGGCCAGATCGAGGCCGTAAGCGAAGCCCTTGACGGCCAGCGCGAGGCAGAGCAGCGGGCCGAGAGCGCGCTCGGCAAGCTGAACGCGACCATCGACGAGCAGCAGGCCGAGGTGTCCCGCCTCGCCGAGGAGTACAAGGGAGCGGTCGTCCAGTACGGCCGGACGTCCGACGAGGCCAAGGATCTTGAGTCTGCCCTGCGCGAGGCCAACGCGGCCCTCAACAATAGCAAGGGGCAGATGGCCGAGGCCGAGCGGGCCTGCGACGAATTGACCGGCTCGCTGGACGACATGGCTGAATCGGCGCTCGACGGCAAGAACTCCATCGAGGAGCTGGCAGCCGGCACCATGCTCGCCGACTTCGGCGAGGCCGCCATCGACGCCGCGACCGAGGCCGTGAAAAGGCTCGTGGTCGAGTCCGACACGGCCGCGAGCAAGATCAAGACCGCCTTCGGCGGCTACGCGTCCGAGCAGTTCGGCGAGCTTGAGGACGCGCTGAAGCGCATCTACGCCGGCAACTACGGCGACAGCCTGGAGGACATCGCTGACGCGGGCCGCGAGGTGGTGGCGGTGCTGGGCAACGACCTCAGCACCGAGAGCTTCGAGGAGCTGACCACCCAGGCCATCATCCTGCGCGACGCCTTCGACATCGACGTCAACGAGTCGATCAAGGCGGCCAACCAGCTCATGACCCAGTTCGGCTACGACGGCAAGGCGGCCTACGATATGCTCGCCGCCGGCTGCCAGGAGGGCCTGAACGCCAACGGCGAGTGGCTGGACGCCGTGTCCGAGTACTCGGTCTACTACGAGCAGTTGGGCCTCACCGCCGAGGATATGTTCAACACCATGGCCGTCGGCTCCCAGACGTTCCTCAACGGCACCGACAAGGCCGGTGACGCCATCAAGGAGTTCTCGATCCGCTCGGTCGACATGAGCAAGTCGACCGCCGAGGCCTACGCCAACATCGGGCTGTGCGCCGACGAGATGCAGTCGAGGATCTCCAAGGGCGGCGAGACGGCGCGTCAGGCGACCATCGAGACCATCCAGGCCCTGCTCGCCGAGGACAGCCAGCTCCTTCAGAACGCCGACGGCGTGGCTCTGTTCGGCACGATGTGGGAGGACATGGGCCGCGACGGAATGCAGGCGATGCTCGGCATCCTCGGTGCCGCCGCCGACACCGCCGGCACCATGGAGGAGATCGACCAGATCCGCTACGACAACGTGGCAGACCAGGCCGAGGGCCTTAAGCGCCGATTCGAGGACGAGATGCTGATGCCCATCGTCGAGAAGGTGCAGCCCGCCCTCATGGACTTCTTCGACTTCGTCAACGACAACTTCGAGTGGGTGGCCCCGCTCGTCGTCGGCGTCGCCGTCGCCTTCGGCATCCTGGGCACCGCCATGGCCATCTCGGGCACCATCCAGGCGGTGACGGGGGCCATGGCCGCGTTCAACGTCGTCATGTCGATAAACCCGGTCGTGCTCATCGTCGCGGCCATCGCCGGCCTCGTGGCGGCGTTCGTGCTGCTGTGGAACAACTGCGAGGAGTTCAGGAACTTCTGGATGGGCCTCTGGGACGGAATCTGCCAGACCGCATCGGCCGCCGCAGACTGGTTCATGGCCAACGTCATCACGCCCGTCGGCGACTTCTTCACCCAGCTCGGGGAGACCGTCTCCGGCGTGTGGGAGTACGTGGCCGCATCGGCGCAGCAGGGATGGGACACCATCTGCAACGCCGTGCAGGTCGGCATCATGTTCGTCCAGGAGATCCTTGGTCTCGCCGTGGACATCCTCCTCATCCCGTGGAACTTCATCTGGGAGAACTTCGGCGGCACCATCACGGCCGCGTGGGACTTCATCACGTCGGTCGTCGGCGCGGGCATCGACGCGTGCGCCTCCTGGATCGACGAGAAGGTGCGGTTCGTGCAGGCCGTGTGGGAGATCGTCTGGGGAGCGGTATCGTCCAAGGCCTCCGAGGTCTGGGGCGTCATCACGTCCGTCGTCGGGGCGGGCATCGATGCGGTGTTCGGATGGATCGACGAGAAGATCCGTCTTATCCGGGCCGTTTGGGACGCCGGATGGAACTTCGTCTCCTCCAAGGCCTCCGAGATCTGGGACGGCGTCACGGGCACCGTTGCCGCAGGCGTCGGGTTCGTCCAGGACAAGTTCAACGCCGTCAAGTCGTTCGCTACCAACGTGTGGAACGCCATCAAGGACGCCATCTGCAAGCCGGTCAGCGACGCACTGGACACCGTGCGCGGCGTCATCGACAAGATCAAGGGCGCGTTCGACTTCCACTGGGAGCTGCCACATTTCAAGCTCCCGCATCTTGACATCACGGGCGGGTTCTCGCTCGACCCGCCGTCGGTGCCGCATTTCGAGGTCAAGTGGTACGCCAAGGGCGCGGTGTTCAACCGGCCCACGGTGCTCTCCGGCATCGACGGCAAGTTCCGGGGCGTCGGCGAGGCCGGCCCCGAGGCCATCGCCCCCATCCGCGTGCTCCAAAACTACGTGGCCGACGCCGTGGCGGCGTCCAAGTACGGCGACGTCGACCGCATCTGCGCGGCCATCGACCGCCTCGGCGACCGACCGACCGTGCTCAACGTCGATGGGAACAAGTTCGCCGAGGCGACGGCAGAGCCCAACGACAGGGTGCAGGGCGGCCGCCAGGAGCTGAGCGATCGGGGGGTGGCGCTGTGACGTGCGACGGATTCTCCGTGAGGGGCCGGCACCTGTGCGAGGACTTCGGCCTGTGCATCTCAGACCGCTCGCTCTCGGTGCCGGCCCAGAAGCGGGCAACGGTGTCCATCCCCTTCTCCCACGGCGAGATCGACTTCTCCGCGATTAACGGCGAGGTCTACTACGAGAGCCGCGAGCTTGCCTACTCCATCGACCTCATCGCCGACGATCCGGCAGAGCTTGAGGCGCAGGTGTCCGAGGTCGCCCAGTGGCTCGCGCCGGTATGCAACGACGACATCGCCGAGGACTCCATGCCGGGGTACCACTGGCGTGCGTCTGCCTCGTCGGTGGGCGTCTCGCGCGACGACTCGGGCACGGCGGCGACGGTGGAGGCCAAGTTCTCTGCCTACCCGTTCGCCCTGGCCGACGATGAGTGCGAGGCCCGCATCGCCGTCGGAACAAACCCGGTGGTCAACCGTGGCTCGATGAGGGCGCGGATCTCCATCGTGCCCGACGGCACGGTGACGCTCACCGTGGGCAATCTCAAGCAGACGTTCAACGGGCCTACCGCCACAAACCTATACCTCGCCCCCGGCGACAACGAGGTCGAGGTGTCCGGCGGGTCGGCCCTCATCCGATGGAGGGAGGGAATCCTGTAAGTGGATCTGATCACCATCTACAACCGTGGCGCGCCCACCATCGTCTCTGATCAGTTCGATAAGGTGGCCGCCGCCAAGATCGCCCGCGAGAGGAACTGCTTCGACTCCCTCTCATTCACCATCTACCCCGACAACCCCGGATACGACCTTCTTGCCCCGTTCTCGACCCTCGTCGAGGTGGTCAACGCCGAGACGGGGGCCGTGGAGTTCGAGGGCCGGGTCATCTCGCCCGTGCCCTCCGTCGGGGCCGACGGAACCGTGAGCAAGGCGGTGGTCTGCGAGAGCGTCATGGGTTACCTCTGCGACTCGCGGCAGCCCTACACGGCCGAGCGCCTGTGGAACGGCGACACCGAGCGCACGGGCCTCCAGGAGTTCATCGACTACCTGCTGGCCAACCACAACGCCAAGGTGAGCGCCGAGAAGCGCGTATACCGTGGCCTCGTTGACGTCGTGACGTGGAAAACCACCGAGAACGTCACCAAGGGCACGAACTTCGAGACGACGTGGAACTGTCTGAAAACCAAGATTATCGACGTGTTCGGCGGCGAGATGCGCGTGCGGCGCGGCGAGGACGGGCGTCTGTACCTGGACTACCGGCAGAAGCTGGGGCAGGTGCGGCAGACCCCCATCCGCATCGGGCGCAACATGGGCGCTGGCAGCCGCAAGGTGAACCTCGACGGCCTGGTGACGCGCCTCTACCCGCGAGGGGCCAAGCTCAAGGCCACGGAGACCGACGAGCACGGAAACGAGCGCGATGTTGAGACCGAGGAGCGGCTGTCCATCGCGTCGGTCAACGGGGGAATTCCCTACATCGACGACGCCGACGGCATCCGCGAGTACGGCGTCATCGAGGGTGTGGCCGACTGGGACGACGTGACCGAGCCGCTGAACCTCAAGACCAAGGCAGAGAATTGGTTCGAGGACAACAAGAGGCTTCCCGTCTCAACGACGCTCACGGCCTACGACCTCTCGCTCATCGGCGAGGACTACGACTCGTTCGCCCTGCTCGACTGGTACCCCTGCTACAACCCCTACCTCGGCCTCGACGAGACGCTTGAAGTTGTCAAGCAGACCCTCGACCTCACCGAGCGCCAGAAATCCACGCTCACGTTCGGCGAGACGACCACCCTGCAGACTGTCAAGATCTCCACGCTCTCCGGCCTCGCCGGGGAGGTGGAGGTGGTCAAGTCGCAGAGCAAGACGACCATCGTCAATCTCCGCAACACGATCACCTACACCATGGCCGCCATCGAGGTGGCCGAAGACCGCATCGTGTCCACGGTCGGCGAGCAGATTGTGGAGACCTCCGAGCGCATCGACGGGGAGATAGCCGTAGTCCGCTCGTCGGTGTCCACCCTGGAACAGACCGCCGAGGAGATCAGGGCCAACGTCTCGCAGCTCGACGAGGAGCAGCAGGTCATGCAGGCCGAGCTTGACATCATGCCCGGTCAGATCGTCTCCACCGTGACGACCGCCTATGAGGCCTACGTCGACGGCGAGATCAAGACGGTCAACACCGCCATAAGCGAGGTGCGCCAGACCGCCGCCGGCATCGAGTCCACCGTAAAGAGCATCCAGGCAAACTACGCCACCTGCACGACGGCGGGCGCTACCGTGGCCAAGGTTGCGAGCGCCCCCGACTTCACGCTGTACAAGGGCGCGGCCATCTCCATCAAGTTCACCTATGCGAACACGGCCGACAATCCGACGCTCAACGTCAACGGGACGGGCGCGAAGCCCATCTACGTCGGCAACACGCGCATGACGGCTGCGCTCGGATGGAAGGCTCAGGACGTCGTCTCGTTCGTCTACGACGGCACGAACTGGCGGCTATCCGACTGCGGCTCGCGATCCTCCATCAAGCAGCTCTCCGACAGCATCACGCTCAAGGTGAGCAAGGGCGACGTGTCGTCCCAGCTATCGGTGGAGTCGGGGGCCATCACCATCGAGTCGAACCGATTCTCGTGGAAGAGCACCTACACGTCCATGACGGCCGCAGGCCACCTCACGTGCACGAGCGGCACGATAGGCGGGTTCACGATCACGTCGAATGCCATCTACAACGACGTCGTGAAGCTGCTCTCCGACGGGCTTTGGCTCGAACGGACAGGCGTGGACGTCGGCCACGTCGGCACCAACAACCTTCAAAACGACGCGTCGAAGAGGGGCCTCGTGTTCGATCTTGAGCACACGGGCACCTTCATGGCGTGGTCGTCAAAGGACAACGCCTCGGACACCGCCTACACCATGAAGCTCTTCTACGCCCGAACCGCGTTCAATGGCAACGCGGCGAACCGACTCCACGCCGGATGCGACCTCGATATGCACGGCTACAAGCTGCTGAGCGCATGGATCGACCCGTCGTCGGGCGGGTGCAACGGCGGCATCACGGGAACATTCAACTTCACGAAGATCACGAACGCGAGCAGCGACGGGTCTTTCAGCTACGCGAACAACTGCCACATGACATTCAAAAACGGAATGCTCACGTCGGCCACCTGGTAAAGGAGCTATGTAATGGAAGAACGAAAGTACGTCATGGTTGAGGCCGAGGTGCCGCCAGTGCGCCTTCCCGAATCTGCCGGAGACGTCATGGAGGCAACGCCGCCGAGCGCCGGCGCTCTGGAGCGGATCGAGGCGAAGATGGACGCGGTTGTCGCCGCGACGGGAGCGGAGGTGGCCGGCTATGGCGCAACTGACTAACATCGAGATGGAGAGGATGCTCGGCTCCCTCGCGCCCCTGCTGCCGCAGCGAAACATGGTCGGCTACGCCGCCGCGCGAAACACGCGCATCCTGCGGGACTCGCTCACCGAGTACACGACGATGCGCGACATCCTCGTCGAGCGCTACGGCGATCCCGTGACCGACGACGACGGCAACTTCACGGGCCAGGTTTCCATCCACCCCGGAACGGAGGCCTTCTCGAAGTTCTCCGAGGAGATCGAGCCCTTCATGGGCATCGTCCACGACGTCGACATCTTCCGAGTCTCCATCGCCGAGGCCATCGGCCGGCTGTCGGGCGAGGAGATCCTGGCCGCCGAGTGGATGTTCGAGGGGGAGGTGGGGCCGGATGGCGCACTTCGCTAAGGTCATCGACCGCGAGATCCGGCCCGCGCACAACGACCGAACCGTGGCCAAGAACGTCGGCGTGGACACAATCGAGTTTACCTTCGACTCCGAATGGGCCGAATGCACGTCGAAGGTGGCCGTCTTCAAAAACGGCCCGAAGGAGTTCCGCGCCGCCATCGACGACGACGCCGTCGAGGTGCCGTGGGAGGTGCTGGACACTCCCGGCGATCTGCACCTGTCCGTCATCGGCTACGTCGGCGAGGACAAGCGCATCGTCACAGAGAAGATGGCGCGGCCGTACAGGGTTCGCGAGGCGGGACTGCTCGCCGGATCGAAGCCGACCGACCCGACGCCGGATGCCGTGCAGGTTCTGCTCTCGCGCGCCGGAACGGCCACCGACGCCGCAAACGGGGCGGCCGCCCGCGCCGAGGCCGCCCAGGAGGCGGCGGTAAGCGGCGAGGCGTCGCGCGGCGCGGCCGAGGAGGCCCGCCAGAGAGCCGAGGAGGCGCGATCCGGAGCTGAGGCGTCACGGGTGCAGGCCGAGGCGTCCCGCGCCTCCAGCGAGTCACTTCGAGCCTCTGCCGAGGCGTCGCGGTCAACCGCCGAGGCGTCACGCGCATCGGCCGAGAGCGCGCGCGTTGCCGCCGAGACGTCCCGCTCCACCGCCGAGGCGGCCCGCGTCGCCGAATTCGACCAGATGCGCCAGGACTTCCAGGGTATGCAGTGCATCCTCCTCGGCACCGGCGAGTACGACCCCGACACGTCGCAGCCGACCGTGGACGGAGACCCCGCGTACATCTACTACGTGCCCAACCCGCGCCAGACGGTCGGCGACCTGTACCTTGAGTGGCGCTACCTCGCCGTTTCTGACGGATCGTACATCTGGGAGCTGATGGGAGGCCGCGACAAGCTGCCGGACGCCGTCACGGTGGCCGACATCGACGCCATCGCTGCGGGTGGCACGGTGCCCAAGGCCGAGCGGTACCTGTCACTGAGCGGGCTGGCGTACCTGTGGGCCGTCGTCAAGGAGTGGTTCGCGGCGAAGGTGCACAAGCACGACGTCGCCGACATCGAGACGGGGGAGGTGCCCGTGGCCCACGGCGGCACCGGCGCGTCCACGGCTCTCGCGGCCCAGCACAACCTCCTCGGCGACATGGCGGCCGCCGAGGCGGTGACCGATGCCGATCTGCAGTTCGTTCTGGCCCGCTCCGACGGAGGCAGCGAGACCGCCGGCGCGGTGTTCCGGGCGGCCGGATCGCTCATCTGGAACTGGATCGATGGAAAAATCCGCTCCACGTTCCATTTCAACGCGTCTCATCAGCTCGAAGCCGCAGGTATCGCCGACGGCGCAGTGACCAACGCCAAGCTAGATCAGACCCTCCGGGATTCGCTGTCCCAGTTCGTCAAAGCGTACAACATGACTAATGCGTTATTAGTGGGATCAGAAGCGAACGACAATGTTTGGCTTGAGGCATTGCGCGGAGACAAGCTGCTGCAGATCTCGTTCAGGGTAACGACAAAGGAAATCGCATTTGTTCTTGGTGGCGTTGAGGTTTGCAAGTTTAAAGGAGCGTGATTCGCTGTCCCTTGTTACAGTTTTCGGCCAGGTTGAAAGAGCGATCTTCTACATTACCGGCGATGGAAAAGCTGGCATTGAGGTATACGAT